AACCTGTAATAGAAAATTTGAAAATTTGATAGAAGATAATCACAAGTGTTTAAAAGAAGATTGTTTATTGATTATAGAAAAAAACGAAATGCTTTTAACCGATATTAACGACAAAATTAATGTCAAAAATACAAAAAAACAAGAAATAAAACAATTTATTTTTGGCATTAAAGACAAAAATAAAAAATTACAAGAAGAAAAAAATTCAGTAGAGTTAAAAAATCAAAAAATAAATAATTTTAAAGATAAAATAAAAGAATACGAGAGTCAGATAGAAGAATTGATAAACGAAAAAGACGAAACCACTGATCAAATAGAAGCAATTGAAAAAGAAATTTCTAAGATAGAAAAAGATTTGGAAAAAGTTAAAAAAGAATTATCGGTATTGGAAGAAATAAAATTTGTATTATCAGAAGAAGGGGTAAAAACACATATAATTAAAAAATTATTAACTTTATTCAATCAAAAAATTAATTTTTATTTAAAATCTATGGATGCACCATGCACATGTGAATTTGATGAGATGTTTGAAGAGAAAATTATTAATGTATATGGTAATGAATGCTCATATTTCAATTTTAGTGGTGGAGAAAGAAAGAGAATAGACATTTCTGTACTATTTGCATTCCAAGATATTTTAAGATTGTATTCCGGTACATCTTTTTCATTGAGTATTTACGATGAATTGTTTGATTCGGCTATAGACGAATCGGGAATAGAGAAAATAATGAATATTTTGAAAAAAAGAGTCGAAGATTATAATGAGTGTATATACATTGTATCTCATAATAAGAGTTCTATTAAAAGTAATTTTGATAATATATTGGAAATAGAGAAATATAAAGGAGAAACAAGTTTAAAAACTTGATATTTTGGTGTTTTATATTAATATATAATATATGGCTTTAAAATTAAAAAATTCTTCAAATAATAACAATGTAGTATATGAATATCAGCCATCTAAAAGCGGAATACCGTCTTTGCCAATGGGATGTCCTGTTGGAATGCCTACCTACTCATATGTAGGTTATAAGCCTGTTAGAATACCATCTGCTCCTCCTATTGAAATGCCAGAAAGTAATCTACCAAGAGCCTTGAATTACTATGCTGATTATGGTGGTTGTGGATTTTGGAGAATGATATGGCCCGAATATGTTTTAAATGGATATCAAAAGGCTTGTATTTCTGGAATGACACAAATGATATTAGATTTGCGTTTTTATGGTTCATTGAAGGCAGTTAGAATGCAAAGACAGGCAACTCCTGCGCAAAACTCTTTTATAAAAGAACTGCATAAAGTTAAATCTCAAACTGGAAACCGTTTAATTTACGAAATTGATGACATCGTGTTCAAAGATGACATTCCAGACTATAATAGATGCAAAGATGCCTTTACCGATGATAAAATAGTACAAAGTATCATGGAAATCATGGGAATGATGGACGAAATTACTGTTACTTGTAAATACATGAAGGAATACTATATTTCTAAAACTGGAAATAAAAATGTAACAGTCATTCCCAACTATCCTCCAAAATTCTGGTTGGATAGATTCTATGATAGAGAAAGAATACAAAAAACATACGAGCAGAACAAAAAAAGACCAAGAATATTGTATTCTGGATCGGGAACACATATTGATGTGTTGAATAGAACCGGACTCAATGACGATTTTAAACATGTTACTGATGCTATAATAAAAGCCAGAAAGAAATTTAAATTTGTTTGGAAGGGATGCTACCCATTAGTCATGAAACCGTTTATCGATAACGGTGACATGGAATATATTGATTGGTCGCCATTGTTGGAATATCCTAAAGGTTTGTATGACACAAATTGTAATGCAGTTTTTGCGTCATTACAAGACAATGTGTTTAATAAATCGAAGAGTAACATTAAAATGATTGAATCGGGTGGTATAGGACTACCTGGTGCGTTTCAAGACCTATGTACATACGAAGACGCAGACTTCAAATTCAAATCTGGTGATGATTTAATCAATCAATTGGAACACATAACATCCGACTTTGATCGTTATATGGAATATTCCGATAAATCTAGAAAATTCGTAGAAGGATTGTGGTTAGAGGATCATATCAATGAATATGAAGCAATTTATTTCACCGGATTTGGAAGCAAGGAAAGAAATGAAATGGCTCCTCGACTTATTGAGTTGAATCCTGATCAAAGGTTATAATTTTCTTGATTTTTATTCCAAAAACATTATTATAATCTCATGGGTTATCGCAATGTTTATTATGATGCAAAGGGTGAATGTATTCACCTTTGGACATGGGACGAAAATGGCAATAGAATCAAAACAGAAAGTAGTTTTGAGCCATTTTTGCTGGTTGAATCTCCAGATGGTACTGATGGAGTCTCTGTTTTTGATACAAAACTTAAAAAAATAAAGTTTAAAAATCAATTTGAGAGAAGTAAATTTTTAAATAGTACTACAATAACCAGATTGTTTCATAATCTGAATGTAGAACAGCAATTTTTACTCGAAACTTTTAAAAAGGAATCGGAAAAGGAAGATTTTAGCAAAAACAAGTTAAAGATTTTCTATATAGATATTGAAACATATGGTAGAGATGGATTTTCTACACCAGAAGAGGCTAGAGATCCAATAAATTTGATTACAATATATGATTCTTATTCTGAACACTATTATACATGGGGTACTGGTGGTTCTTATGTTTCAAAAAATTCAAATGAGACATATGTTAAGTGTTCAAACGAAGAAATCCTACTTAAAAAGTTTTTAGATTTTTGGGAATCTGATTATCCTGATGTTGTTAGCGGATGGAATATTTGTGGATACGATATTCCCTATATTATAAATCGTTTGGCTATCATATTCGATGACCAAGAGGCAAAGCGATTGTCACCTGTTTCCAAATTAAGATTTGTTGAGAACTTATCTCTAAATAAAATGGGAAAGAGAATGGATAGATGGTACATATGTGGAATAAGCATTCTGGACTATATGGAAGTATATAAAACATTCTCTTTGGGTGATAGAGAATCATATAGTTTGAATTACATTTCGGATTATGAACTAGGAGATTCTAAAATTGCTTATGTTGCATCATCTTTGGCAGATTTGGCTGATCAAGATTGGAATACTTTCGTAGATTACAACATACAAGACGTTAAACTTCTTATTAAGTTGGAAGATAAATTAAAGTTTTTGAAATTGGTTAGAAATCTTTCTTATAGAGGATTCATACCATTTGAAAAATCTATGGGAAAGGTGTCGTTGATTACTGGTGCGGTAGCAAATCAGGCACAAAAACAGGGTGTTTATATTCCAACATTTAATGTTGAAAACGTGAAACAAAAATTTGCAGGAGGTTTTGTAATGGAACCCAGACCGGGTCTGTACGAGGATGTAGTAACCTACGATGCAAATAGTCTATATCCGAATACCATTATTACTCTGAATATTTCACCAGAAACAAAAATTGGTAAAGTTCTAAAAATAGAAAATGACAAATACACATTAAAGCTATCGAATAATAAAAATGTGGTGTTAGAAAAAGAAAAATTTGATAAGTTGGTTCAAAAAGAAAAACTATCAATATCAGAGGCTAATGTTTTATATACACAAAAGATTAAAGGTGTTGTTCCAAATCTAATTGATGGTCTATATAAGGAAAGAGTTGCGGCAAAAAATAAAATGGGTGATGCAATTAAGAAGTTAAGCACCACAACTGACCAAAAAGAGATACAAAAGTTAAAAGAAGAAATAAACGACAATGATACATTGTCAAATGTGTATAAGGTAATATTGAATTCTATTTATGGTGTATTCTCGCAGATATATTCCCCTCTCTTTGATATAGATCATGCGGAAAGTGTTACATTAACAGGTCAATCTGTTGTTAAAAAGGGTTCAGAGATCGTATTCCAATACTTAAAAGAGCAAGGATTTAATGGTTCTATTGATGATGTTTGCATATATCAAGATACAGACAGTGAATTTTTCTCATTTAAAAAAGTATTTGATTCTAAAGGTGTATCTTTAACCGATGAATCGAATAATATAACATTTGAAGCCAACAGTCTGATAGAAGAATATGGTAAAGTTTTAAATACCAAAATTAACGAGTGGGCGGCATCGAAATTTAATTCAATAGATACACGATATTTCTTTAAAAGAGAAAAGATATGTGATGTGGCAGTATTACAGAAAAAGAAATATTACATAATGCATATTTTGGATAGTGAAGGTACTAAGGTTGACAAGTTTTTGTATAAAGGAATCGAAGTTGCTAAATCTATTCTATCGAAAGAGACTAAAAATCTGATCAAAAAAATTATTGAATCGGCAATTATTTCTAAAAACCGAAAAGTAGCGAATGGTTTATTCCAAGATGGATTTGAAGAGTATTGCAATATGAGTCCAGAATTGATTTCATCTAGAAAAAAGGTAAACAATTATGAGAAGTATATAAATTCTGTTGATAAAGATGGTAAATTCGGAAAGGGAACACCCAACCATGTTAAATCTGCTATAAATCACAATAAACTAATAGATGTTTTAAAAATAACAGATAGGTATCAACATATTTCTAGCGGAGAAAAGATTAAAACTCTATATTGTTTAAAAAATAGTTTGGGATTTGATACAATTGCTTTTGCAAATGATTTTCCAAAGGATTTTTATCAATATATAAAACCTGATTATAGAAAGATGTTTGAAAAAAATATAATTCCTCCAATTAGTAGAGTGTTTCAAATAATCGGTTGGCCATTACCAGCAATAGGATGTGAACAAGTTACTGATTTAACCGAACTCTTTTCTTAAAAAAATCTTTAAATGATTCAGGCATATGTATTTTTTCTCTTGCTTTAGCAAATCCAGAAGCAAGTTCGTCATCATTTAAATATTTTTTTGGTTTTTGTGGTTTAGGAAGAATATTAATTTCATTATTTATATCTTCTAATCTCGAATTTATTAATGATGCAACTTCATCATCAGTCATTTCATTAAACAATTCATTATCAATACTTATTGGTAATGAATTGTGAACCCACTCGTTAGTTTTTCCATTATATCTAAAATCATCTTTCATTTTTTATATTTACCATAGTTGACATTTTAATACATCGTATTAAAATATATAAGATATGAGTAATACAACAGAAACAACAAACAATACAACGACACCAATTATCTTTCTAGATACTGTAGGAAGAACCATCATGGCACTTCCTGATGCATCTAGTGATGATAGTGTTTTAACTGTAAAAAATCCGGTAGTTATCATGGTAGGTGGAGATAACAGCGGAAAAATGTCGGTACAACTATTCCCACTATTCTTCAGAGAGTTTCTAGCCGATAAGAATGCAGATGTGACATTCTCTTATAAGAAGGATTCCATCACATTGAGCAATATCGAAGCGATTGATTTTAGATTGCAAGCTCAGTATTCACAAATGTTTTCAAAGACAAATTCTTTTGTCGCACCAGAACAACAACAGCAACCACAGCAAGCAACTGAGCAAAAAGTAGTAAATTTGTTTGACGAATAGTAAGTTGGTATAAACATAATAAAAACAAACCCGAAAAGTCTTTGACTTTTCGGGTTTTTTCTTTATACTAAAAACATATGGCTAAAACTAAAAAAGAAAACACAGAAGAACAAGAAGTAACCGGAACAATCGAAGAAGCATTTAAGATTTTAGATGATTTAAATCCAGAAGCTTCTTTTTTGGATGAAAATAGTTTATCAACAGTAAAAGATTGGATTGATACTGGATCAATGGCACTAAATGCAATTATTTCTGGTTCTTTGTATGGTGGAATTCCAATGGGTAGACTTTCTGGATTTATCGGACCAGAATCTTGTGGAAAAACATTAATCGCAAATAAGATTATGGCAAATGCACAGAAAAAGGGAATGCACGTTGCATATTTTGATACGGAGGGAGCATTAGACGAAGATACTGCAAAAAGATTGGGTTGTGATCCTTCAAAAATTAAACATGCACCAACAGAATTGACCGAACAATGTAGAAATCAAATTGTGAAGTTCTTGGATACTGTTATTGAGAAAAAATTACAAGGAAAAGTGTTGATTGTTATCGATTCACTCGGAAATCTTATTACAACACAGGAAAAAAAGAAGATTGATGAAGGTAGCGATACACCAGATATGGGAAATAGAGCAAAAGCATTGAAGAGTATGATGAGAGCTATTACACATTCTGCTGCAAAGGCAAATTGTCCTATCGTTTTTACCAATCATATTTACGATGATCCATCACAGTTGCATCCAACAGCTATTAAAAAGCAAGCAGGAGGATCTGGTCCACTTTATATGGCATCTGTCATCGTTCAAATGGCAAAAAAGATAGAAAGAGCCAGTGATAGTAAGAATAAAGATTCGAACGATACAACAACATCATTAGCAAAGGATATTAATGGATTGACATTGCGAGCATTTACAACAAAAAATCGTTTTGTTGTTCCATTTCTTGAGACTGAGATGTATTTGAACTTTAAAACAGGTTTAAACAAGTATTCTGGACTCCTTGAAATGGCAGAAGGATATGGTGTTTTGGAAAAACAAGGTCATCGTTATGCATTAAATGGAGAAGTATTGGGATTCTTTAAAGACTTTAAAGATAATCCAGAAGTTTGGGATAAGATACTTCCATTATTGGAAACCAAACTTGTTAATGAGTTGTCATTTAAAAACGAAAAGACCGAAACACTCTAATTTTTAAATGTTAAAACAACTTCCTCTTGATTTAGAGTTATATGAAAACATTGTAATATACAATGCATTGATGGATCAAGGATATTTAGAGACAATTATTCATTATGTTAAGCCCACATTCTTTAAAAATAAAAATTTAAGGACAGTTTATGAGTCTATATCGTCTTATTATTCCGAATACAAGAAAGTACCAAATATAACAGAGTTAAAAACACACTTGGTAGATCAAGATAAAAGGGATTCTCTTAAAGAAACCATTTTATCATTCAAGAATATTGATAAAAAATATGATAAAGATGTTTTATTAAAAAATACCGAACGATTTATTAAAGAAAAGTCGGTACTCAATACTGTTTTAAAGACTTCTCTTGATATACAAACTGGTAGTATCAACCCATCAAAGATATTAAAGGAGTTTGAGACTGCCTGTAACATATCATTGATTGATAATAATGGTTTTGATTATCTGGAATCGATTGATAAGCATTGTGAAGATCTACAAAAGGTTTTTAATGTCATTCCAACTGGTTGGAAATGGCTTGATGAAAAGTTTGGTGGTGGATTAATGGCAGAAGGTAGAGCATTATATGTTTTCTTTGGTGTTACTAACGTAGGAAAATCTATATTTCTAGGTAACATGGCAACAAATCTTTTAAATCAAGACAAAACAGTTGTATTAATTTCGTTAGAAATGCCAGAACAGATATATGCAAAAAGAATAAGCTCTCAATTATCAAAAATACCATTCTGTGATTTGAAATTACAGACCGATTCTCTAAAAAAACATCTAAATCAATATAAGGTTACGAATAAAAACTCTAAATTGATAATTAAAGAGTTTCCTCCTAAAACAGTAAGTCCATTACACATTAAAGCATATCTAGAAAAATTGGTTCGTAGTGGAATTAAGCCAGATGCTATTGTAATAGATTACCTAAACCTAATTGCACCCAGTAACACAGGTCTGGATTCATACGAATCTGTTAAACAAATAACCGAAGAGATTAGGGCATTGTCATATACATTCAGTTGTCCTATTATTTCTGCAACACAAGCAAATAGAAGTGCCTTTTCTACACCAAATCCAGATATGGATATGACAAGCGAATCCATGGGTCTTTCACATACGGTAGATGCACAGATTTCTATTTGGACAGAGAAGGAAGATTTTGAATTGGGTATTATTCACATGGGAATTGTCAAAAATCGATTCGGTCCAAGACAATGCCATACTGTTTTAGAGATAGATTACGATACTCTCTCATTAAAAGATCCCGATGATGTAGCAAAATCATTTTCTGTTAAAACTCCAAAGAAACAAAACATGTCAATAGATGGAGAATTGAGTGGTTCTGTAGTTAATACATTAGATTTGATAGAAAGTTTGAGTTTAGATGATGAAAATTAGACATATGTGATTAAATAGTGATATGTCAAATGACACATATCATGTTTTTACACATAAAGATTTAGATGGTGCGGTTAGTTTATTGACCTTTTTATGGTCTAAACCAAATGATACTGTTTTATTTCATGAAATAACAAATCTAGAAATAGATAAAATAA